GCCCGGCTGTCTTCTCAAAGGCTCGCACACCGCAAGGGGGCGAGCCTTTTGCACGTATGCACATCCCCTGGGATGCAGCCACGCAGCCAGCCGACTGGCCAGCCGAGGGGCTGCCTTGGTGCCCGCACTGCCTTCTTGCGGCAACGCGCTGAAGGCATGCAAGGCATACAAGGCATGCGCGGACCTTCAATCTGAGTGAAAGCGATATTCTTATGGGCAAAAAAAAAGATAGCACCGTCGCTCGCATCGTGGCGCCGAAGGAATGGGAGCTCAAGCGCGCGCAAGAACGCATCACCTATCCACCCGGGTATGCGGGGCCGATCCAGATGGACTGGCGCGTGCGTGAGACCTATTCCGCCAAGGACCTGGATTACCGCGGCCGGACCAAGACCGAGTGACTGCGCGCAGCGGGCTGCAGTGTCCGCGCGGTGGTGACCGCCCTGCGCGGCTGGCGGCAGGGCAGGGAGACTGGTGGCCGTTCTGCCCGGCTGGGAAGCCGGCCTGACCGCCTGTGCCCGATTGGCCGTGCAGCGGCCAGTGCTGCGGCCACGCATTGGCTGGCCTGAAGCGCTTGCCTGCACATTGACGTGCCATGGGCGGGGCGAGGGCGCGGCACCACGCCGTGCTGCAACAGGGCGGTGCGTCCACCTGCCAGGACGTCGGCAGGTGCGGGCGGTGCTGTGGACATGAAAAAGCCCGCGCAAGGCGGGCTGAGCGGGCCGGCAAGGCTTGTGTGGCCGCCGGGCCAGGGGTGGCACAGGGCTGCCGCACGCATGGCAGGGGGCCCCGACTGTGGGTGCTGCGCACGGGCCTGTCCATTCAGCGGTCATCCATTCGGCGCCCATCCACTCGGCGTGAAATCCCCCCTTTAAAACACCATGGAGTCCGGCCCCACCGAACCGGCCACGCGGCAGATGCATTCCACCTCTTCGCGGGAGATGGTCATGGGGGCATAGCCGTTGTTGATGCTCAGCAGCTGCACCTCGTCGCCGCGCATCCAGTTGAGCTGCTTGAGCAGGCATTTGCCGTTGGTGAGCTTGACCACCACGTCGCGGCCTGGCTGGGCTTCGATGCTGGGCGTGACCACCACAAATTCCCCGGCTCGGTAGCGCGGGTGCATGGAGTCGCCCTTGATGCGCAGCGCGTACGCCTGGGGGTCGCCCGTCCAATATTCCACAAAGCCATCCGGCACCGGGTCCTGCACCAGATACCCGTCGTCTCCACCTTTCACACTCCCTGTCACCGGCACCATCCTTGATTTTTTTAGTTCTAGAGCCGGCTCCACGTTCGATTCCACACCCCCCAGGGCGGGGGGCGGGAAGCCGGTTTCCCTGGATATGGCCTCAATCAGGTCGAGCTTGGGCTCGTGCTTGCCGGTTTCCCAATGGCCGACGTTGGCCTTGGTGCGGCCCACGGCCTCACCCAGCTGCTGCTGCGTCCAGCCCTTGTGGCTACGGGCAGCCTTGATCCAGTCTTTGATATCCATGGCTCGATAGTAAAGATTTTCTATACCCGATGGGCTAGTAATGCTTGTTTTTGCTGGCTAGTAATGCTAGCCTTACGTGCATGAAGCATCCCATCGAGAAAGCGGCGGAAGTCGCCGGTTCAGAAAAAGCCCTGGCCGACCGCCTGGGCGTGACCAAGGCCGCGGTCTGGCAATGGAAGCAGCCTGGGCGCAAAACGCCGATCGAGCATTGCGCGGCGATCGAGCGGCTGTGCGGCCATGCCGTCACGCGCCGGGAGTTGCGGCCGGATGACTGGCAGGCGATCTGGCCGGAGTTGGCCGAGCCCGGCAGCGTGCCCGCCAGTGGGCCGGCCACCAGCCCGCTGCCGGGATCGGCGGGGCAGGGGGCGGCCATGCCACCGGCAGATTGCCCCGCCGCAGAACAGGCGCGCAGCACTGCGGCGCAAGGAGGACGGCCATGAATTACTACCCCTTCCATATAGGCGACTACCGCAGCGCGACCATGCACCTGAGCAATGCCGAGGACCTGGCCTACCGCCGCGCGCTGGACTGGTACTACGACACCGAACAACCCCTGCCGCTGGACACCCAGTGGATGGCCCGGCGCCTGCGCGTGGAGGCCCGGGACCTGGACACAGTGCTGCAGGACTTTTTTGTGCGCACGGGCGAAGGCTGGGTGCATGAACGTTGCGGCCAGGAGATTGCCCAGTTCCAGCAGATGCTGGCCAAGAACCGCGCCAACGGTGCCAAGGGCGGGCGGCCCAAGAAGGCCGTGGAAACCGACCCCCAACCGGTGGGTTGGCGGCCGGTGGGCGCCGGGGTGGCGGCGGCAACCCAGCCCCAAGGCAACCAGGAACCAAGAACCAGAAACCAGGAACCAGAACACCCCCTGGCCCCCGAAGGGGCGGGTGGGGGCACACCGCCCCAGACGCTTGCTGCGGCCCCGCGCCATCCTGTCCATCCTGCCCATGCGGACCATCCGAGCGTACGTGCCGACCCGGTCGATCTGCCCGCACCGCATGCGCTGCCACGCCCTACGGGCGACAACAGCCACCCGCTGGCCGGCACGGTGTGCCAGCTGATGAAGCGCCTGGGGGTGGGGCTGGTCAACCCGGGCAATGCCAAGCTCAACGCCCTGCTGAACGCCGGGGTGGGGGTGGGCCAGTTCGAGGACGCGGCGCACAAGGCCCTGGCGGCGGGCAAGAGCTTCAGCTATGCGCTGGGGATTGTGGAGCGCGAGGAGCGGGAGGCGCGGGCGCTGGGCGCCCAGCTGCAAAAGCCCCGGGTGGCGGCGCAGCCGGTGAACCGGCAGGAGGCGCTGGAGGCGCGCAACCGCGCCGTGGGGGATGCGTGGCTGCAGAAGATGCAGGCCCAGGCGCAAATACCGACGCAGACGCAGATGCAGACACAGGGGGCCGGCCATGCGGGCTGACGAAATGCCGGCGTTCAAGGACCTGCTGACGGACGCCATGGCGTACTACGGCAAGGACTGCAGCGCGTTCACGCTGACTGTGTGGTGGGGGGCTTTGCAGGGCTGCGAGCTGGAACAGGTGGCCACCGCGCTGCAGCGCCATGCCATGGACCCCGAGCGCGGCCAGTTTGCCCCCAAGGTGGCCGACCTGGTGCGGGTGCTGCAGGGCACCAGCACCGACCGGGCCGCGCTGGCCTGGGGCAAGGTACACGAGGCCATGAGCGCCGTGGGCGCCTACCGCGATGTGGTGTTTGACGACCCGGCCATCCACGCCGTGGTGGAGGATCTGGGCGGCTGGCCCAAGGTGTGCCGCACCGACACCAGGGAGCTGTCCTATCTGCAGCACCGCTTTCAGGAAGCCCACCGCGCCTACACCGCGCGCGGGCAGTGCGACTACCAGCGCCGCCTGGCGGGCGACCGCTCGCCCGACCATGAGTACAGCAGCCGGGGCATCCCGCTGCCGCGCCCAGCCTTGGTGGGCGACCCGCAGCGGGCCATGGCGGTGATCCAGCACGGCAGCGTGGCAGGCAAGACACGGATTTCCACTTTGCCTGCGCAGGCCATGCGCCTGCTGGCCGGCGCTTCCCTGCAGGAGGTGCGGGCATGAGCGGCGCTGTGACCTTGGCGCAGATCCATGCGCGCTGCCGCGCCGATGGCGGCTGCTGGATCTGGCAAGGGGCGCTGATTCGCCAGCGGCCGTACCTGAGCGTGCACGAGGGCGGGGTGCGCTTCAACCGCCGTGTGCAAAAGCAGGTGCTGGAGCTGACAGGCACGGTGGTGCCTGCGCAAGCCCGCATCACCCAGCGCTGCGGCAACCCACTGTGCTGCGCGCCGGCGCACCAGCAGCTGGAGGCACCGCGGGTGCAGGCGGCTTTTCTGCAGGCCCTGCAGGGCAACCCCTGGGCGCCTTTGCTGTGGAGGGCGGCCCGTGTCTGAGCAACTGGAGATCGATCTGTTCAGCCGCCGGCAGGCCTGGGTGGCCATCCGGGCGCAGCTGTTCCCGTTTCTGGCCCAGGCGTTCCAGGGTTCCGGCCGCTGGGTGCTGACGGTGGCGCGCCGCAAGCGCAGCCGGGCCCAGAACCGGCGCTACTGGGGCCAGGGCGTGCTGGCGCAGATTGCGCAGCAGGCGGTGGTCAACGGCCGCCAGTACGACGCGCAGACCTGGCACGAGCTGCTGAAGCGCCGCTTCATCGGCGTGGTGGAGCTGCCCGATGGCGCCGTGGTGGGCGCCAGCTCCAGGCGTCTGAGTCCTGCCGAATTTGCCGCGTTCTGCGCCCGGGTGGAGGCCTATGCCGCATCCGAGCTGGGCGTGACGTTTTACGACCTGTGGGAGTGCGGATGAGCGGGCGACGTGCGCTGTGCACGCCCCCTCAGGAAACCCAACCCACCCGACCCACCCTGATTCCCCCAACCAAGTTCAAGCCAATCCAACCCGATGGTTCAAGCGACTGAAAGAAAGAGAAGACAGCCCATGCAGACCACAACCCCAAGCTATGTGGACTACCAGCACATTGCACCCGAACACGCTGCCATCCATGAGCGGCTGCAGAACTGGCGCCGCTGGGTGTCCGGCAAAGGCGCATCCTGGACCGCGCACCCCATGTGGCGGCACCTGAAGGAAAAAGAGGAGCGCGAGCGCGGCACCATCACCCTGGCGGTGGATGCCATCGACGGGCACCTGATGGAGAAGGCGGTGTATGCGCTGCCGGAGCGGCACCGCTTTGCGATCCGCTGGTGGTATGTGTACAGCGGCAATCCAGCGAAAGCGGCCCGCCAGGCGGCGGTGAGCAAGGCGCGCCTGGCCGAGCTGGTGAAAGAAGGCCGCGCCATGCTGTGCAACCGCCTGCGGGCGGTTGACGGCAGGGAGGATTTCAGATAACGTACGCGCATCGTTAGCACCAGCACGGAACGAACCCGGTTTGCGCCGGGTTGGCTGCGACCCCGGTTCCAACCAAACAAAAAGCCCGCCAGGTTTGCCTGCGGGCTTTTGTGTTTTGGGGTGTGGTCCAGTGGCTCTGGTGCCGTGGTGAAGCTGTTGAGGTGGGTGTTGCCGACCGCTTGTCCCCCACGGGCAATGCGCTGATGACGCTGTCGGAGACGGTGTGTGAAGCTTGCCCCAGAAATCAATGGGCGCGGCGGCCTTGCACCTCTGGACCGGGGTGCCCGCTGCAAGAGGGGTCACCATGTTGTTTGTCATTGGCGCCAGCATCGTTCTGTGTGTGTACGCCGTCAGCTGGGGCTGGCTGGAGCGCAACGACTGGCATTGGACGGTTCCCACGCACCGCCATGTGTTTCTGATCTGCCTGGTGGTGGTGGTTTATTTTTCCGGGGTGGCCTGTCTGCTGACCACGGTGCTGAAGTCTTTTCTGCGGTTTGTGCAGTGCTGTGTAGCCCGCCCGTGCAAGCGGGTGTGCTGCAGCCATTGCCCGCCCCTCATACCAAAGCCCTGGCGGGTCTGCCGGGGCTTTTTTGTCGGCGCTGCCAGCGTCGGCGGGCCATGGCACCTGTGCTGCGCTTGGGGCTGCCGCCGCCACGGCGGGCAGGGGGCGTGCATTTGTCCTGCTGCAGCTTGCGTGGAGGCGGTTGCGGGCAGCCCGTGCGAATTCTGTTTGCAATGGCTTGCGAAGCCAGAAAAATTGTGGTAACGTACGTCCATCGTTAGCAACAGCACAGAACGAACCCGGTTTGCGCCGGGTTGGCTGCGACCGGATTCGCTGATGCCACAAAGCCCGCAAGGTTCGCCTGCGGGCTTTGTTGTTTACGGATGTGGTGCTATTCAAATGATAGAATCACGGCATGGATTGCGAGCAGCATTGGTGACTGCAGCGGACTGTAAATCCGCCGCCCGCAAGGCAACTAGGTTCGATTCCCAGGCAATCCACCAGCACACAAAGCCCTGACCAGCGATGGTCGGGGCTTTTTTCTTGCCGACACTGCCATGAAGTTGTCACACAGCGGCGGCAAGATGCAGTGGCTGGGAACAGGTCGGGCCGCTGAAACGCTGCTTTGCCCCTGGCGCTAATTCCAAAGCCCTGGCCTCATGCGCCAGGGCTTTTCTGTTTCTGGTGCCAAGTGGGTCTGCACGTCGGGCGGCATATTCCGGCAGGTTGGCTCAGCGTGCGCCGGCACGGGCACCCAGGGTGTGGGCCCGCTGGATCCAGCGGGCACGCGTGGCGTCGCTGGAACGGATCACCGGGCCAAAGCTGTGCACGCGCACGGGCTGGATTCCGCTGAACTCCAGAATGGTCTGCTTCATTTGCCGGTGGCCTGGTTGGCGTTGCACCCAGCGGTAGTACCAGGGCGGAGAGTCCATGGTCACCAGCAGCTCTGCACTGCGGCCCGCCAGCAGGCGGTCCCACAAGGCCGATTGGGGGCGGTATTTGAAGGCGAAGCCGGGCAGGAAGATGCGGTCCAGAAATCCCTTGAGCAGGGCAGGAAGGCCCCCCCACCAGATGGGGTAGACCCACACCAGGTGCTGTGCCCAGGTGATGTCGGCCTGTGCGGCCTGCAGATCGGGCTCCAGCGGCTGGATGCGCTGGTACCCGTGGTGCAGGATGGGATCGAAGACCATGTCGCCCAGTTGCAGCAGGCGCACTTCGGCGCCCGATTGGCGTGCCGCATCGGCATAGGCGTGGGCCAAGGCCGCACACAGGCTGCTGGAAGAGGGTTGTCCGAGGATGATGAGGATGCGGCGGGACATGGAGGGTGGAAGCGGGTGGAGTAGACAAGCCGCCAGCATCACCTTGTCCCGTGGGGCATAGTCAAGCGCTGCGTCGGATGCCGAGTTGATCTGGCGCAGGACACTCGGTGGCTGCGTCGCAATTGCTCAGTTCCAGCGCCAAAGCGGCCAGCGCGGTGTCGGCGGCTTGCAGACGCTGCAGTTCATCTGCGATGGCGCGCCGCCGGGTTTGCAGCAGGGCCAGGACGGCGACGGCGCCGGCCGGGGTGTCCATGGTGCGCAGCGGCTGCAGCGCGGCCAGGCGAAAGCCCAGCGCCAAGGCCTGGCGTATCCACTGCACGCGCTGCACATCTTCCGGCCCGTAAATACGGTAGCTGCCCTGGCGCGCCACGGTGCCGAGCAAGCCGTGCGCTTCATACAGCCGCAGCGCCTTGGGTGTGCACCCTGTCAGGGCTGCGAGTTCACTGATGCGCATGAGGGGTGTCCGCGTGTGGGGCTGGGTGGCGGCTAGTGGAGAAGCGGAGAGGAAGGTGCATGCGGGCTGAGAGGCGTTTGGACGTAGTGTGGGCTGATGTCAGTGATGAGGTGTGAGCCGTATGCGGCCACTGGTTGCTGATGGTCTACCTCGGAATAAGTGAATGAAAAACATCTGAAGAAAAATCCAACATCAATACTTTTGTTGTTAGAAGCTACGCATCCTGATTTCTAGGATTAATCCATCGAGAGTAATGGCTGATAGCCTCGCGTTCAAGGTATGTGATGTTCTCCCACAAATTTTCTCTTACATTTTCATTTAAATTGGCTTCATCGGTAAGACGCTTCTTATAATTCTTTGCGTTTGTCAAAAGTGATTTCACTATTTCCGTAGGAACATCACGGAGTACTGTTCGAAGCCTCTGCGGGAAAATCCCCGCCATAACGTACGGCCGACGTGGTGAACCTAAACCATATGCTTCGCGTTGAGCAGCCCACAAGGCAACTGGAAGCGGTTTGCCAAAATGTTTTCCAAACAATCCGACAGTGATAGGTTCTGCGTCATAGACTGTCACTGGGTAAAGCGTTCCCAAGTAAGCCCTGGCGCCGGCAAAGATAAATGTTTCTGAGAGCCGGTGCCAAGATGCACAGGCGTTGTTAAGTATGACTGGGCAACCATGCCCAGCTATCGAACGCGGCATGGGTAAATAGTTGTTGTCGTGCATCTGAAGAACTGCTGATCGGTGAACGCGGTTAATTGGAATTTTGAGAATTGGTGTCAGTTTATCGACTCTGTTAACAAAATCGAGAATGGCTGTACCAACTACGAGTTTTGAATCCCTTTCTGGGTCATGCCATGAAACACCGTCCAAGGACGTGAAGTTGTAGAGCTGAGAAACCTGCAACTTATCTTTTTTTCGTGCTGAAACAGCAATGCCGATCGTCGTATCCACTTCCAAGCGCCGAATTTTCCCGGATGAGTCTTCAAACTCGTAGGTCCAGCGCCAACCGGATGCGTCACCACAGTGAGTCGCAATGACGAGAAGATCGTATGGATATAATTCGACCATCTGGCTTACATCTCGAACATTTGCAGCAGGGCCTGCACATTTTCGAATAAAAATGGGTCTCTCTTTTAACTTTTTAGCGACAGCATCAATCTCTGGCGCTTCAGTTTTCTGCGGATCGACCAGTACAGCACAGCCGATCCCTTGCTTTTCACCTTGTTCGGCAACAAAGCCACTCAAGACTGAAACCCCGAGTTGGGGATACATGGGTAAGTGTGTAGATGGAAACTCAGGATAGGCAACGCCGAAAGGGAGTTTATTGGTAATAAATGTGACCGACCTCATTGCAGTCAAGGGCAATGGACTGCTTAGGTCACGTAGGGTTCGATGCAAGCGGTCAAGGGCTTCAGAAACCGATTCTTGCAGTTCATACAGGCTGTAGAAAGTCTCTAGGAGATCTTCGGCCTGAGATTTTTCAATCTCGGGAATCAAGCATAATCCTGCATCGAGTGAGTAAGCGTAATTTGCAGCGATCACTTGGGCATGTTCATTGCCGGCTTCACAGATAACCCAATGACCAGATTGAGACGGAATTGGCAACGATGGGGACGGGTGGGTACCAAAAGTGATTGACCGACGCTCGCGGAGAGCAGTCAGAAGTCCGTACGCAAGGTTGTCCTCACCCCAAGCTAGGGGCGCTCCACTCAATGGCCGCACAAGCTTGGTCAATTCCTCTGCATCTTCCACTGAAGATATGCGCCTGGAAACCGATTCGGGTATTTGCTTAGAGAACCGTAAGCAAGTCTCCTCCGGGAGACCCACAAAGAGAACGTTCTTCGCTTTCATGCTGGCTGCAGCATTTCCCCTGATGGAAATCTCTGCCCGGTAGTCCTGCCGAGTCATGCGAGGCCCATCGATAACCGGCAGATAGCTATTCTTCCTCGCGAAAAGGCATGAAACCTGCGCGAGTAATCTGGGGTCATCTCCTATAACGAGTGTGCGCAGGAGTTTTGGGCAATCCATTAGGTACTCTCACGTTGAGGGGACTAGATCCTATCTGCGTCTCGGCCGTCTTGAATGCACTCTTACAAACAATGGCCCGGCCAGAATAGATTTCTGCTTTGGGTCAATTACTGCTATGTGTTCATAGCATGCAATCAGCTCAGCAGGAGACCGAGTGGATGCTGTCAGCAGGACGGCCGGCCTGGCGGCAATGGTCATTACTTGGCGCGCCACGCAGTAGAGACAGCGCTCCAACCTGATTTGTCGAATTTTTCACACACGGCAGCGTCCATGGGCGCTGCCGCCCCACCATCACAGCCACCTCCGGGTGGCTTTTTTATTGGAAAAAACCCATGGAACTGACCCCAAAGCAGGCGCGCTTTGTGGCCGAGTACCTGATTGACCTGAATGCGACTCAGGCCGCGATCAGGGCCGGCTACAGCGCCAGGACCGCCGCGTCCCAGGGGGCGCGGCTTTTGAAGCACGGTGGGGTGGCACGGGCCGTCCAGGCCGCGCAGCAGGCGCGGGCGCTGCGCACCGAGATCACCCAGGACCGGGTGCTGCAGGAGCTGGCGCGGATTGCCTTCTTTGACATCCGCCGCCTGTACCGCGCGGACGGGAGCATGAAGGACCCCTGCGAGCTGGACGCCGACACGGCGGCGGCGCTGGCCAGCATTGAGGTGAAGGAGGAGCTGGAGCGCGGTGGCGGGGAGGATGCGCTGCAGGAGCCGCCGGCCTCTGCAGCCGTCTCTGCATCCGCTTCTTCCGCCCCAGGCCACGGCGGTGCGCCCCGGCGCAGGCGGGGCGAGCAGGTGGGGGGCTACACCATCAAGACCCGGGTGTTCGACAAGGTGGCCACGCTGCAGCTGGCGATGCGCCACCTGGGCATGCTGAACGACAAGCTGGGCCTGTCTGCCCCTGGCGGCGGCCCCATTGAAACGGTGGCGCATGTGACGCGCACCATCATCGATCCGCAGGCATGAGAACGCTGAATCTGAAGACGGCGCGTGTGTTCGCGCCGCTGCTGGAGCCTGCGCGCTACAAGGGTGCGCACGGGGGGCGGGGGTCTGGCAAAAGCCATTTCTTTGCCGAGATGCTGCTGGAGGACTGCCTGTACGAACCCGGCGCCATGGGCGGCGAGGGCCTGCGGGCGGTGTGTATCCGCGAGGTGCAGAAGGACCTGAGCCAGTCGAGCAAGGCCTTGCTGGAGTCCAAGCTGTCCGCGCTGGGGCTGGGCCAGGCGGATGGGTTTCGGGTCTACAAGGATGTGATCACTACGCCGGGGGATGGCCTGGTCATCTTCAAAGGCATGAACGACTACACGGCCGACAGCGTGAAATCGCTGGAGGGCTTCAAGCGTGCCTGGTGGGAAGAGGCGCAGACGGCCACCCAGCGCAGCCTGGACCTGCTCAAGCCGACCATGCGCGCGGCGGGGTCGCAGCTGTGGTTTGGCTGGAACCCGCGCTTTGCCAAGGACCCGGTGGACCGCATGCTGCGCGCCGAGAGATTGCCCACCGGCGCCCGGGTGGTGCAGGCCAACTGGCGCGACAACCCCTGGTTCACGGCCGAACTGGAGCAGGAGCGCCAGGACTGTCTGCGCCTGCAGCCTGACAAGTACGACCACATCTGGGAAGGCGGCTACGAGACGGTGAACGAGGGCGCGTACTTTGCGCGCCAGCTGGCCGATACCCGGGCCCAGGGCCGCATTGGCGCGGTGGCGGCCGACCCGCTGATGGCCTTGCGGGCCTTTGTGGACATTGGCGGCACCGGCCAGAACGCGGACAGCTTTGCGATGTGGATCGTGCAGTTTGTGGGCATGCAGGTGCGGGTGCTGGACTACTACGAGGCCCAGGGCCAGCCCATGGCGGCCCATGTGCAGTGGCTGCGCGACCAGGGCTATACGCCGGAGCGGCTGCAGATCTGGCTGCCGCACGACGGCGAGAAGGCCGACACGGTGCATGCGGTGACGCCCAAGAGCGCGCTGCAGTCGCTGGGCTACCGCGTGACGGTGGTGCCCAACCAGGGCAAGGGGGCGGCGATGAAGCGGGTGGAAGCCGCGCGCCGGCTGTTCCCCAGCATCTGGTTCAACGAGACGAGCACGGAAGGCGGCCGCGCCGCCCTGGGCTGGTACCACGAGAAGCGCGACGAGGCCCGGGGCATTGGCCTGGGGCCGGCGCACGACTGGGCCAGCCACGGTGCGGACGCCTTCGGGCTGATGTGCTGCGTGTGGGAGCCGCCCCGGCAGGGGCAGCCCCTTCAACTGCCCAACATAGGGATTGTGTGATGGCAACAATGAACAGTGACACGTTCCGCAATGTGCTGGAGCGTGAGATCGAGGATGCGCACAGCTGGCTGGCCAGCGGCATCCGGGGTGAGCAGCAGCGCAATCTGCAGTACTACCTGGGCCTGCCGCTGGGCAATGAGGTGGACGGCCGCTCCCAGGTGGTGAGCTGGGATGTGTTCGAGACCATTGAGGGCGCGCTGCCGAATTTTCTGGAGCCGTTTTTCAGCGGGGACCACATCGGCGAGTTTCTGCCGCGCGGGCCGGAGGATGCGGCCTATGCCGAGCAGGCCACCGAGCTGGTGAACTATGTGATCCGGGACGACAACCCCGGATTTCTGCTGTTCAGCGACTGGTTCAAGGATGCGCTGCTGTCCAAGCTGGGGGTGGTGCGTGCCAAGTGGGGGCAGCCGGACCCGGTGCGCGAAGAGTTCAAGGGCCTGAGCGAGGAGCAGCTGGTGCTGCTGACCCAGGATCCAGCCGTGCGCGTGCTGGAAGCCTCGCCGAGCGAGCTGCTGCAGCCCGAAGTGGCCCAGGCCGCCGGGCTGCAGCAGCCCCTGCTGTGGGATGTGACGCTGCAGCGCCGCCAGCGCGGCAAGGTGGAACTGCGCAATGTGGCGCCGGGGGACTTTCTGGTCAACCGCTCGGCCAAGCGCCTGGAAGACGCCCGTCTGGTGGGGGAGTGGGTGACCTACACCCGCTCGCAGCTGACGGAGATGGGCTTTGCCGATGTGGCCGCGATCCAGAGCTTTGAGGGCAGCGGTGCCCAGGAGCCGGACGATCTGCGGGACCAGCTGGCGGAGAGCGCGGACCGGTCGCTGGAGGAGGTGCGGCTGTTCGAGGGCTTTGTCCGCTGTGACTACAACGGCGACGGGGTGGCCGAGTGGCGCCGGGTGCTGGTGTCGGGCAACGGCGAGCTGGAGAACGAAGAGGTGCAGGGGCATGAATATGCGGTGCTGACACCCATCAAGCTGCCGCACCGCGTGATCGGCATGGCGCTGGCGGACCCGGTGGTGGAGCTGCAGCGGCTGAACAGCGGGCTGACGCGCCAGTATGTGGACAGCCTGTACCTGGCCAACAACCCGCGCACCTATGTGAACCTGGCGGCGCGGGTGAATATTGAGGATGTGATCAGCAACCGCATTGGCGGCATCATCCGTGGCGAGGGCGCGGCGGGAGATGCCGTGGTGCCGATCAAGACCGCGCTGGTGGCGACCGAGAGCCTGGCCGGCATCGAGATGGTGCAGGGCATGCGCGAGCGCCGCACCGGGGTGACCCGCTACAACCAGGGCCTGGATGCGGACAGCCTGAACAAGACGGCCACGGGTATTGCCAAGATTGCCAACATGGCGGACAAGCGCATGCTGCTGATCCTGCGCACCTTTGCGGAGACGGGCGTCAAGCAGCTGTTCAAGCTGGTGCTGCGGCTGCTGACCCAGTACCAGGACATTCCGACCACGGTGCGCCTGCGCGGCCGGTTTGTGCAGTTTGATCTGCGCATGTGGTCGCCCGACATGGATGTGAGTACCGATGTGGGCCTGGGCACGGGCGACAAGGCCGAGACCCTGATGCTGCTGCAGCAGTTCGGCCAGTTCATGCAGCAGGCCGCGCAGGCCGGGCTGGTGGGGCCGCCGCAAATCTATGAATATGGCAAGGCGTTGGCCAAGCACGCCAAGCTCAAGGGGGCGGGGGAGAAGTTCATGCTGGCGCCGGACCAGATTCCGCCCAAGCCGCCGCAGCCGGACCCGGTGCAGGTGCAGGCGCAGATGCAGGCACAGATCCAGTCCCGGCTGGAGCAGATGAAGCTGCAGGGCCAGCAGCAGTTGCAGGCCATGCGGCTGCAGGCCGAGGCGGCCGAGGGCGACAAGAAGCGCGCGGCCGGCTTGCAGATCAAGCAGATGGAGCTGCAGCAGCGCGACAGGGACCGGTTGCTGGAGCTGGCCGCCGGCTACCTGGCGGCCAATGCCCGGGAGGCCGGCACCATGGGCCAGCCCACCAACATCATTGCCGGCTCCATGCTGGACCAGAACATCCAGGTGCCCGGCGTCACCGCCGAGGACCTGCAGCAGGCGGCCCAGAGCATTGAGGGCATGGCCCGGCAGTTTCAGGAAGGACAAGCATGAGTGCAGCCCAGTACCGTGCCGAGCGCGCCCAGCGCCTGCTGGAGGACCCGCTGCTGCAGGAGGCCCGGCAGACGGTGATCCAGGCGCTGCAAAGCGAAGTGCTGTCCCTGCCCCTGGGCGAGCGCGAACGCCGCGAGGCGGCCGTGGCCATGCTGAAGGGGGCGGAGCAGTTTTTCCGGGTGTTCGAGCTGGTGATGGACGGCTACAAGCTCGAACGTGCCGAGTTGACCAACGCGGCACAGATCCAGGCCCGTCACCACGCAATCGAGGAGCGCATACGCAATGGCTAGACCCCGTAAATCCCCGGCAGAGCAGAAAGCGGCCGAACCCCATCCACAGGAGCTGCAGCAGGAGCAGCCGGGCCAGCAGGCCCCGCAGAAGCAGGCGCCGCCGGTGCAGGCCCAAGGGCCTGTGCCGACAGACCCGACCGGTGCGGATGCGCCGGCCATGGCCGCAGTGCCGGTGGCGGTTCAGGACCCCGAGCTTGAGCCGGAGCCCGAGCCGCTGGAGGCTTTTCTGCGCCGCGTGGAGCGCCTGCACATTGCACGTGATGTGGTGGCCACGGCGGCCACCCACCCGCACGCGACGCAGCGGGTGTGGCCCGGCACCTATGGCGGCATCCGCCTGGGGGTGGGGCCGCTGTCCGTGACCTACAGCGACGGCAGCACGGCGTAGGCGGCTTTCGGCTTTCTTTCGTTCTGCCTTTCGCCTTTTTCATTCACCTTTTTCACCTTTTCTTCAACCCGCCCGGGCACGGTATGCCCGACCGACCAGTCTAGGAACAACCCAGCGAGGGGCTGCATGCGACGGCATGCGGCCCTTTTTTGCGTGGACTCACACCTGGCCGGAACCACACAGCAACAACCATGGACGACGATCACATCACGACCGTAGACGATCTGGCGGCGGCGCTGGATGCCGGCGAGGGACAAGCCCCGGAAGCCCCCGATGCCGAGCTGCAAGCAGCCGCTTACCAGAACGAAGGCGATCCCCTGGCGTATGCCGAGCTGGAGGCCGAGCAGGCCGATGGCGACGCGGACGCCGCCACACAGGACGCTGGACAAGCTGCACAAGCCCCAGACGATGACCTGGTGGTGCGGTGGAGCGCCCCCGACGGTAGCGCCATCGAGGCCCCGATTGCCGAGCTCAAAGCCGGGTACCTGCGCCATGCGGACTACACGCAGAAGGCGCAGCAGCTGGGCGAGGAGCGCCGGCAGGCGGCCGAGCAGGTGTCCCAGCAGTTCCAGCAGGCGCAGCAGCTCACGCGTGAACACGCGTGGCTGATGCAGATGGCGGAGCAGCTGGAGCTGTACCAGAAGGCCGACTGGGATGCGCTGTACCAGCGCGACCCGACGGAAGCCAGCCGCCTGCAGGCCCAGTGGCGCCAGACCGAGGCACAGGCCACGCAGCTGGCCCACAGCCTGCAGGCGGCGGTGCAGCAGCAGGAGCAGATGGCGGTGCAGCGGCACGAGCATGCATCGCAGCAGGCCCTGGTGGCCTTGCAGGCGGCGGTGCCCGGCTTTGGCCGGGACCACCTGATGGCCATGCGCCACACCGGCCTGGCCCACGGGTTCACCGAGGCTGAGCTGTCCCAGGTGTCCGATGCACGCACCCTGAAGGTGCTGCTTGAGGCCGCCCAGTGGCGCGCGCTGCAGGCGCGCAGGCCCGGCGTCCAGCAACAAGTGCGGGCAGCACCGCCCAAGGCTTCCAAGCCTGGTGCTGCCGGCGTTCCTCCCTCCAAGATCGACGCGGCCTGGAAGCAGCTCAATGCCCGCCGCGACGTGAATTCATTGGCCGCCTTGCTGGCGGCGCAGGAGTAAATATGGCTCAACAAACGAATACCTTTGCCACTTTCAATGCCGTGGGCAACCGCGAGGAACTGGCGGATGCGATCTACCGCATCTCGCCCGAAGAGACGCCCTTTGTGTCGTCCATCGGCAAGGACAAGTGCAGCTCGGTCAGCCCGGAGTGGCAGACCGATGCGCTGTCCGCCGCCGTGAACAACAAGGTGGAGCAGGGCAACAACGCCGCGGTGAAGGCGATCACGCCGTCGGTGCGCGTGGGCAACCGCACCCAGATTTCCGAAAAGACCTTCGGCGTGACGGGCACCCAGGAAGTGGTGGACAAGGCGGGCCGCAAGTCCGAGAAGGCCTACCAGGAGGCCAAGAAGATCCTGGAGCTCAAGCGCGACATCGAGTTCGCCGCCATCAACAACGGCACGGCGGTGGCCGCCGCCGAAGGTGTGGCGCCCCAGGCGCGCGGCCTGTCGGGCTGGCTCAAGACCAACAGCCTGCAGGGTGCGACCGGCGTGGCGCCGGACCCCATTGCCAACACCGCGCCCACCGACGGCACGCTGCGCACCTTCACCGAGGCGCTGCTGAAGCAGGCCATGCAGAAGGCCTGGGAAGAGGGCGGCAACCCCAGCCTGCTGTTTGTGCCTTCGGCGCTGCGGGCCACGGTGTCGGCCTTTACCGGCGCGGCCACCAAGTTCGAGAAGGTGGAGAGCAAGACCACCACGGCGACGGTGGAGGTGTATGTGGGGGACTTTGGCCGCCTGAAGATCGTCAACAGCCGCTACAACCGCGCACGCGATGTGTTCGGGATCGAGCCGGAACGCTTCAAGCTGCTGCGCCTGCGCGGGGTGAAGACCACGCCGCTGGCCAAGACCGGCGACGCCGAGAACTACATGGTCAACACCGAATGGACGCTCAAGTGCGAGCAGGAAGCGGCGAACTTTGCGCTGCGCGACCTGCAGGCCACCTGAGCGCCGTCAACCTTTACACACCGCCCTTCGGGGCGGTTTTTGTTTATGCATTCTCGAATTCTTCAGGCCGCAGCGGGTTCGCGCACGGTGCTGCACTGCCATGGCGACGGCTCCGCCACCCTGCAGAAGGTGGACGACGTGAGCGATGCCGTGGAGCGCGCCCAGGCGCTGGACCGCCAGGGCGCCCACACCACGCGCATGGGGGACAAGCATGCGGCGTCCATCCCGATTCCGGTGCTGACGCAGTGGGCGGCGCAGCGCGGCAAGACCTTTGCCGACTGCATGCAGGATGACGCACTGCTCAAGCAGTTTCTGCAGGACCCGGACAACCGGGTGTTCCGGATCTGGAAGGGGGCGCTATGACGCTGGTGGTTCCTGTTGCGGCTTCGCCCAGTGCGGCGGCGGTCGCCAACTTCGCTGGCCTGTCCGCCTCGGTGGCGCGCTGGCTCAACCGCACGGACCTGGGGAGCGTGATTCCGGACTTTGTGCGCATGGCGGAGGCCGAGTTCTCCCGCGACACGCGGCTGCGTTCGTCGTTCCAGCTGGTGGACACCAGCGGCTACACGCCGGCCGGGGAGATTCCGCTGCCGGTGGACATGCTGGAGCTGCGCGAGCTGAGCGCAGCGGGCGTGGTGCTGCGCGAGCTGCCCTATGAGGACTGGCGCCAGCGCAGCGACGGCCCGTACTTTGCCCGGGTGGGCGAGGTGGCGCACCTCACCGGCAAGCCGGCCACGGCCTATGGCCTGAAGTACCTGCAGAAGCTGCCGGCGCTGGTGTTCCAGTCCGACAGCAACTGGCTGCTGCGCGAGCACTACGACGTGTACCTGTGGAAGTGCTGCGAGATGGGCAGCGCCTGGATGCGCGACCCGGAGGCGGTGGCCAGCTACAGCGCCAAGTACGAGGGGGCCGTGCAGCAGCTGCTGTCGGCCCACAACGCGCACCGCTGGGCAGGTGCATCAGTGGCCGTGATGGCCCCGGGGGTGGTATGAACAAAGTGCTGGGTTTTGCCCCGGATGCCGATCCGACCACGCCGGGCCTGCTGCTGGATTGCGAGAACCTGCTGCCGTCCGAGCTGGGTATGCGCCCCGGGCCGGCCGTGGCGCCGGTGGGCGTGGCCGCGCTGACCGAGGATGTGCGCGGCGCACTGGCGGCCATTGACCTGAGCGGCAACCGCCTGGCCATCTGCGGCACGACGCAACGGCTGTACAGCCTGGCGGGCAGTGCCTGGGCTGATGTGTCCGGCGACGGTGCGCCATTTGCGCTGGGCCAGGACGAGCGCTGGAGCCTGGCGCAGTTTGCCAACAGCACGGTGGCGAGCTGCCGGTCCATGGGCATGCGCATGGCCACGGGCGGCCCGTTTGAGCCCATTGCGGGCGCGCCCAAGGCCAAGATTCTGGCCAGCCTGAAGGGCTTTGTGATGGCGTTCAACACCCAGGATGCCACCTATGGCGACAGCCCGGACCGGTGGTGGTGTTCGGCCTCGCTGAACGCGCAGGACTGGGTGCCCAATGTGGCGACCTTGTGCACCACGGGGCGCCTGGTGGAGTCCGGCGGGGAGATCACGGCCGCGCACCGGCTGGGCGACGACATCATTGTCTACAAGCGCCGCAGCACGTTTGTGGGGCGCTTCACCGGGCCGGCCGAGGTGTGGAATTTCACCCAGGTGGATTCGGACGTGGGCTGCGTGGGCATGGATGCCGTGTGCGACACCGGCAAGGCGCATTACTTCATTGGCGATGATGACCTGTATGTCTTTGACGGCGTACAGGTGCAGCCGATTGGCCGGGGCATGTTGCGCGACTGGTTTGTGGAGGTGCGCGACCCCAAGCAGATGCACAAGTCGCAGGCCTTCTGGGACAAGCAGAACCAGCTGGCCTGGTTTTTCTTCCCCTCGGTCAAAGGCGGGGGGGAGCTGGATTACGGCCTGGTCTACCACCCGGGCACCAACAAGTGGGGCCGCGCCAACCATGCCATCCGCGCACTGGTGCGGTATGCATCGCCGGCGGCCACCTACGACGGTGGTTCGGAGCTGGTCACCACCTACGACAGCGGCCCGGCGATCGACTTTGACAGCCCGTTCTGGGTGGAGGCCCAGGAGCTGATGGCGGGGTTTGACACCCGCAACCGGCTGGTGACGTTTGCCGGTGCGCCGGACGCCAGCAGCCTGACCACCGGCGATGTGGGCGATGACGACCAGATGACCCTGTGCGACCGGCTGGTGCTGCGCTTCAAGAAGGCGCCGGCAGCGGCGGCCGCGACCGGGTTCACCAAGGACGACGGTGGCCAGGAGGCGCGGCAGGCGTCTGCGGCGATCCGTGACGATGCGGCTTTCGACTTGCGCCAGCGCGGGCGCTGGCATGCGTTCCGTGTGGACTGCCAGGGCGACTATGCGCTGATCGGCTTTGCGCCACGGCTCAAACCAGCGGGGTTCCGATGAGATTGCAGACCGACAACTACCGTTTTGGCAGCGATCTGCCGGCCCTGGTGAAGACGCTGGCGCAGATCTTTCCGCGCTTTGCGGTGCAGCTGAACCACCTGTCCGAAGGGCGCATCTGCGGCAGCCACAACGCGGCCGAGGCGCCGCCGGCCACCGGCCTCTACCAGGCGGGCGACTACCTGCGCAACAGCGCGCCGGCGGTGCTGGGCGCGGCCGGCGGCCGCTATGTGACCAAGGGCTGGATCTGTGTGCACAGCGGCGAGCCCGGGACCTGGGTGGAAGACCGGGGCCTGACCGGGGAGTGAGGGGCATATGAACTACCAACTGCACATTGTGCCGGCGGCCTTTGTGGGCCGGGCCTGGGCCGATGGTGCCCACCAGCTGGGGCGGGCCTGCGCTACCTCGGGCGGGGAGATCACGGGCGAGCAGCTGAAGCTGCTGCTGTCGCGCGGCGAGCGCGACCTGATCCGCATTGACCTGGACGGCCAGGCCGTGGGCTGGGCCGTGACCCGCATTGACCAGCTGCCCAACGTGCGCGCGCTGCATGTGTGCGAGCTGTACGCGCCGGGCGGCCACTGGCTGGCCTGCAGCGCGCAGCTGGCCGCCATGGCGCGGGCCAACGGCTGCACGGAGCTGCGCTGCAGCGCCGGGCCCGCCCAACAACGCCTGTACCAGCGGCATCTGCCCTGGGAACCGATTTACACAACCATGAGGATGCCTTTATGAACCCGTTTCATGAGAAAGCCCGTGCCCAGGGCCGGCTGCGGCCCGCCAAGGGGGGCGGCGGCAGCAGCACATCGAACTCCAGCATTCAGTACCCCGACGAGATCAAGCCCCTGCTGTCCAACGTGGCGCAGCTGAGCACGGACATCTACAACAAGGGCTGGCAGGGCTATGACGGCCAGCGCTACAGCGAGCTGAACGACACCCAGCAGCAGGCGCTGCAAGGCATGCAGGAGCGCGCGGGCGGCGGATCGGAGCTGTGGAAGCAGGCCCAGTCCGGCCTGCAGCAGATGATGGGCGACCAGCACAACCCGTACCTGGACCAGCAGGTGGCCAATGCGCAAAAAAGCGTGGTGGACAGCTACAACCTGACGGCCAAGCCGCAGATGGAGTCGGCCATGGTGGGGTCGGGATCGTTCGGCAATTCGGGCCTGCAGCAGATGCAGCAGCAAAGCCAGAGCCAGCTGCAGCAGAACCTGGGCAATGTGGCGAGCGAGATGTACGGCAACGCCTACAACACCAACCAGTCCAACAAGCTGGCGGCGTTAGGCATGGCGCAGGGCTTTGCCAACCAGGACTACACCGACCTGAACCAGATGCTGAACGCCGGCAATGCCTACCAGGACCAGGCGCAGAACAACGCCGACTTCAACTACGAGCAGTGGCAGCAGCAGCAGGATGACCCCTACAAGAAGCTGCAGGCCATGACGGGGGTGATGAGCGGCACCGCGGGCAGCAGCACCACCACCAAGCAAAGCGGCGGGGGCAAGTGATGTTCTGGATACCGATGGCGATCGGGGCGGTGGCCGGGGCCCTGTCGAACAAGGACAACCCGCTGAAGGGCGCGGCAATTGGCGGCACCCTGGGGGCGGTCACCGGCGGCCTGGGCGGGGCGGCGGCTGGCGGCCTGGGTGGCGCCAGTGCCAGTACGGCCATCACCAGCGCGGCAGCGCCGACGGTGGCGGGCACCACCACGGTCAGCGGCGCGATATCGGGTGCGGCTGCGGGGTCGGGTTCCGGCCTGGGGCTGTCCATGGCGGGGGCCGGGGCCTCCAACCTGGCTGCCATGGGCGGTGGGCAGGGTCTGCTGGCCAGCCAGGGGCTGGCGGCATCCGGCATGGGGGGCGGCCAGGGCCTGCTGGCCGGTGGTGTGGGGGCCGGCTATGCCAGCGGGGCGGGGAGCAGCTTGCTGTCCGCATCGAACCTGAGAACGGCGAACGACCTGGCCATGCTGGCGCAGACAACCGGGGTGCTGGGCAGCAACCCGGCGCCGCCCCAGGCCCAGTCTGCGGGCATTCCTGCGCGGCAGGCGGATTTCTCTGGCCTGCTGGCCGCGGGCAAGGGCCAGCAACGGTCCGGCGCGGAACGGCTGATCGCGCAGCGCGCGGCACGAAGGGGGTAAGACATGGGGATTCTGGATTTTGAACTGTTCAACGCGGGGCACATGGCCCAGCAGGCCTTGAAGAACCCGGACCAGATGCTGCTGGGCGCAGCCGACCCGCTGGGCGCCAAGGTCTGGAGCGGCATCACGGGCAAGGACTACGAGCCCATCGTGAACCAGTGGGGCGGCGCTTCGGACGGCGCCTACGAGGCTGCGGAGGCCACAGGCATCAACACCGGATCGGCCAGGGGCGCCCACCAGGTGGCACAGACCATTGCGGGCATTTTTGCCGGTGGTGCGCTGGGCGGGGCCATGGGCGGCGGCGCTGGGGCCACGTCCGGCGGAACGGCCGCTTCGGGCGCGGGCGGGTTGGCTGTGGATGCGGGCTATCTGGGGGGCGCCAGCAGCATGGGCAGCATGCCGGCAGGGCTGTCGGTGGGGGCAGGGTATTCCGGCGCGGCGGCTGGCGGTGGCAGCGGCGGGCTGCTGTCATCGTCCAACCTCAAGTCTGCGAACGACCTGGCCAGCCTGGCGGCCAGAACCGGGGTGCTAGGCAGCAACCCGGCTGCGCCCCAGGCCCAGTCTGCCGGCATTCCTGCGCGGCAGGCGGATTTCACGGGCCTGCTGTCGGCAGGCCGCACCAATCAACTTTCCGGCGCTGAAAAGCTGATGGCACAGCGCGCGGCACGACGGGGGTAAGCAATGGACAACCAAGCAAGCTACGAGGCCATGCAACAGGCCTGGGGGCAACAAGAACCGGGCGGCCTGATGGGGCTGCTGAATTCACCCATGGGCCAGGCCCTGCTGGGGGCGGGACTGGGCGCGCTGTCCAGTTCGGGCTCCACGGCGCAGGCCATTGGCCGCGGCGGGCTGCTGGGCCTGTCTGCCTTTTCGCAGGCCCAGGACAAGCAGGAAAACCGGCTGCTGCAGATGGCCCAGGCCAAGATGCGGGATGAGGCGTTGGCGAGCCTGAGTCCCCGCGAGGGGGGCGGCTACACGGGAGATATCTCGAAGCTGCTGAGGTATATGACGCCCGACCAAGTGCAGTCCACCTTCAACCTGGGCCGCAACAAGCTCCGCCAGATGCAGGAGGTGACCAACGCCGATGGTTCCAAGAGCATCTATGCGATCGACGACTACGGCGATACCCGGGATACGGGGCTGATGCAGGCGCCGGAGATCACGAAGCAGGACCTGGGTGGCCGGGTGGTGGGCTTGAATGCGCACACAGGCGCGCAGGCTTGGGGCATGGATAAGACGCCGACATTCGCTGAACTCGATGCCGCGCGCCACAACCGGGCGAATGAAAGTGTTCAGTACGGCACCCTGGGTTTGGCGCGTGACCGCCTGGCGTTTGACAAGACGAAGCCAAGCGGGCCAGGCGTTAACACCCCGGCGGGAGCTGCAGGCGAACCAGCGCTCGTCCATCCCCTGTATCAGGGGAGCGGCCCTCCAGGTTTGCGTCCTGCCCCTAGTAAGCCATCCCTTGATCAACTCTTGAAGAAATACATGTGAACTATGACTACATTGCAAGAACTTGAGCAAGCGCTCATCAAAGCGGACGTCGAAGGCGATGTTGTTAGCGCTCGCGTGCTTGCGGCGGAAATCCAGCGCATGCGATCGGCAACTGAACCTGGCGTTGTGAAGTCTGCGGCTATGGGCGTTGCTCGTGGCCTCAAGGACGCACTCGATTCGGGCGCCTACCTGCTTGCCAGCGGTTTTGACAAGCTGGCAGGCACACAAGAGGGTGAGCGTGTCAGGCAGATGAACGAGGCGGGGAAAGCAGACTTTGAGCGAGAGTATGGCAACAACAAGGCGGCCCAGAGGGGGCGCGAGGCAGGCTACGGTGTGGTAACCGTGCCTGTGGGTGTCGCCCGAGGTGTCAAAGATGTGATCGACACAGGCGCATACGGACTCTCCAGTGCCTTCGACATGGTGGCCGGAACCCAAGAGGGCCAGCGTATCAAACAGATGAATGATGCGGGGAAAGCAGATTTTGAACGGGAGTATGGCGATAGCACTGCCGCACAGATCGGTCGCGTGGGCGGCAACATTGTTGCCACCCTGCCTATGGGTGGCGGTCTTGGCACACTGGTGCAAGCGGGCGGGAATGCACTCAAGGTCAGCAAGTTTGTGTCGCCGGTGGCTGAGGCCATTGCCAGTGGTGGCATGCGGGCAAGTGGCTTGTCGACCATTCCAGGGTTGGCGGCACGCTCTGCGGGCGGTGCGATCTCTGGTGGTTTCTCCAGTTTGCTGGTGGATCCGGAGAGTGCAGCTTCAGGCGCATTGTTTGGTGCTGCCATGCCAGCTGCCGCACTGGCGGCCCGAGTACTGCCCAAGCATGTGCTGGGGGTGACCACTGGCACGAGTGCTGAGACCATAGGTGCAGCATTCAATGCCGGAAAGAGTAAATCGAAAGAGTTTCTTGAGAATATGCGCGGCGATGCGCCAATTGATAAGGTGGTAAACGCTGCAAAAGAAGGGGTATTAAAGCTGAAGGACGATGTTCCCGTTAATTTCAGCAAGATTGAGAGTGAATTAGAGCACGTCTTGGCCGGTAGTCCACTTGAGGGAATTTTAGTTCATGAAAAGCCAGGAAAGACCTTTGATAAAATAACAAAAAAAATCGCAGAATGGAAGGGCGGAGATCCACTGAAGCATCACACTATCAAAGGGATGGATGAATTGGTGCGAAGTATTACCATACTTGCGGAGGATATTCCATCTAAAAAGAAGGCAATGCAAGCGGTAGCCAATGAGTTTATCGCCAAAGCGAAAGGCATAATTCCCGAACAAGTGCCGGAATATTTGAAAAATACAAGCCAGAACTTAGATGACGTTACGAGGTCTCTGTCGTCAGGCGGAAATAATGCAGAGGCTGTCAAAAAAATTCAGGTGTTGTTAAAGAGCAATGGAGCAAAGGGGGGGGAGAAACTACTCAGTCCGGCGCAGTTGATGAGCCAGAAACAGGGGAGCGATCTTGTTGCTGCGATTGCAGGCCAAGGGTTGAAATCCTGGAAGTCAAACAGCCAGGCTGGAGACCTGCTGCAAAAAGCTAACGTATTTATGCCCCTGCTTACTGCCGGCACGATGCCGCCAGCGGCGGTACTACAGCTTCTGGCTGCCGGAGTGTTTTCGCCACGACTCGTCGGTGAGGGCGCGTTTCTGGCCGGCCGTGCAGCAAACCGTGGCGCAAAGGCACTCAACGGATTGCTCTCCAATCCAGAAACTCGGCAGGCTGTAACGGATGGGTTTTTCCGGTCGTTGCCTGTAATGCTTGCAAACAATCCGCTGTATGAGAGATAAACGCCTGTGCGGTGAGGGCGGTCACACTGTGTGCGGCCGCTCTGATGCCAGGGATTGGGCGGGGGTTGCGATAGGGCAGGACGGGGAAAGTCTTCCCTCTTCTATCCATCGATGCGAACGAAGTCCTTGGCGCTGTACAGGGCGACAGCCATTTACAGATCAGCCCACCGCCTGCTTCGTTGGACGCTGGTGCATTGGTTCAACGCCGCCGGGCCTGGGTTGGCACGGCGGCTTGAACCGTTATTCGCCTTCGCGAGGCCAGGGCTTGTAGGCAAAGATCCAGAGAGAAATCCAGTTCACACCAGGGATCAACGCCAGCACGGCCAGCCATTTCGAATGGCCGGTTCTTGTCAGGATTCGTGCAATGGGCCATGCCACTGCAAGCCAGACAACGAGTCCGAATATGAACATAGTGAACCAGTGCCAGATGCTGAAGCTTCCCATTGCAGTGTTCTCCCTTGAGGTGGTGTTTGTATCGTTATCGTAACAAATTCCGACGATAAAGGCTTTTCTCATGGCAGCGAACGTCAAGGACGGGTGGGCCGCCGGTACGGGCCCAGGCTGCGTCAAGCCACCGGGGTGTGAGTGGGTGGCGTGCCTGTCGGAGCACTAGGGGCCAATATTGCAGCACGATCAAGAAAATTATCGTCAGGCCCGCCATGGCAATGATTGAGACATGGGTTGAGGGAGCGAATCCTGATCGGGTCAGCCACCCGCTGATGAATTGGGTGAAGGTTTCAAGGCTGAGTTGGCGCAAGGTATCCGGAATTCCGGCGATGGTTTCAATGAACTGATGGAATAAGTCAGTAATCTTGTCTATGGACTGAATGGTCAGATCATAAATTTTGGCTATGAGGCGGGGGAAGTCACTGCGAAGACCTGTGGGTCTGATAACCCATCTGAAAAAAAGAAAAAACCCACTGATCAAAAGGCCAATTCCAAGAGCATAGTAGATAAATACAGCTGCGAACATCAGAAGCAGATCGGAACCTTTGTCCACGATGTAAAAGAATTTTCTCCAGCCCTTCATGCTTCTTCCTTGAACCGCCTGCAGCGGGTTTTTATTCACCAGCCTCCCTTGTGGAGGCTTTTTTTATGGGCAATCCATGCCAGTACCCAACAGCATAGACGAGCTTTCGCCGAATTCGGCGGAGAACTATCCCGCCGGCACGGAGCCGGTTTTTCCGAACCTGGACAACTACATCCGGTTCCACGCGGCCTGTATTGCCCAGTTGCGCGATGAGGTGGCCGCCGGCGGAATGCCCCTTGGCGGATCGATGTGGTGGGGCGGGGCGCGTTCCAGAATCAAAGCCAATTTCAAGCCGGAGGATGGGGATCTGCTGCTGCGCGTGGACTACCCGGCGCTGTGGCAGTTTGTGTCGACCGGTGGCTATCCGCTGGTTGCGGAAGCGGACTGGTGGGCGGACAAGGCCAAGCGTGCCAGCTTTTCCAGCGGGGACGGGGCCACCACCTTCCGCCTGCCGGACAACAACGGCAAGCAGAAGGACAGTTTTGGCGCTGCCGTCAAACGCGGTGACGGGGCTTTGTCTGCGGGTGCGCCGGGGCTGATCCAGGACAGCCAGAACAAGGAGCACGACCACGCGGCGGCGGTCACCCAGGCGGGGGCGCATTCGCACACCGTCAGTGGCAGCACCGGCCAGGCCGGCAGCCACAACCATGGCTATACCGGCAACGAGGGGCAGGGCAACCCGGACGGGGCCACCGACACCTATGGCGCCATTGGCACCAACCGCAGCTATGTGCGCTATTCCAAGGTGCAGGACGCAGGCGCGCATGCGCACGACGTCAGCGGCACGGCGGCGGCGGCGGGATCGCACACGCACGAGGTGTCGGTGACCAAGCAGGGCGGCACCGAAGCGCGCGGTATTGCCGCCACCGGCTGCCATGTGATGCGCGTGAAATAAGGAAGGGCAGATGCAAAAGTACAAATCCAATATCACCAGCACCACGGGCGCGGCGATCCGCAATGTGCCCGTGACGGTGCTGAACGAGGCCGGCGAGCTGGCGAGCCTGTTTCTGGACCGCGCCGGCGCCATTGCCGCGCCGAATCCGCTGGTCACCGACAGCTCGGGCAATTTCTATTTCTACGCGGTGAACGGGCGCTACAGCCTGCGCACTACCGTGGAGGGTGTCACGATCACCGACGACGATGTGGTGCTGCTGCAGGACCCCGAGGAAATCACGGTGGCAGGCCCCATTGCCGAGGCGGTTGCCGCGGCCCAGGCGGCGGCGCGTCAGGCGCAGGATGTGGTGGATTCATCCGGTATCCCGGACATGGTTGCTGCAGCACAGAACGCGGTGATCGATTCCAACCAGGCATTGCAGGAAGCACGCGGCGCTTCGCTGGCATCCGCCGAGGCCAAGCAGGCGGCAGAAAGTGCCAAGAGCGCAGCAGAACTGGCCAAGGGCGATGCGCAAGCCGCATCGTCCACGGCGAATGCGGCCGCCCAGCAGGCAAATGCGGCGGCGCAGAGTGCTGCGCAGTCTGCGGTGTCCATTGATCCTGCGCGCCTGCTGACGCCAGCAGAGCGGCTGAAGCTGGATGGCGTTGAGCCTGGGGCGACCAAGAACGAATCAGTAAGAATCAACGCAACATCGTTGCAGGACTTTTTTGCACAATGCCTTGCAAGGGGATCAGGATTCTACCGTGCTGATGGTAACAACATACCAATTGAAATGCGGTACTGCCCTGGTTGGTTTAGCAAAACGCAAGATACTTGGTCTTTTTCGTCAAATAAATACGATACGGGCAAACCTGTATTTTTCTCAGGGCGCTTTGAGGATATTCAAACTAGCACCTGGAAGCAATTTGTTTTAACCGCTACTGCACAAAATTGGACCGCGCAACAATCGTTTTACGGTGGCCTTAACGCCAGCCGCATTGGCATAGGGTCTACTTTGTGGAATGCCGGGGTTGGTGTCTACTGCACGGATGCAGCATTCCCAGGCAACGCAACGATAACAGGGATTAGCTTTGATATTGCCAGCGACACTGCAACATTTAGTGCAACGCGGGTACACCGTGCGGCATATATGCGTGTCAAGGGCAATAAATCCACACTAAACCTTGCAGGCAATGGATATACATTGACTGGCGCTGAGTGCGTTGGATCATCTGCGTCTAGTGTAGATGGGGAGGGTGAATTCACAAATTTGTATGGTATTCGTGGTTACGCAACCGACAATTCCTCCCGTTCTGGCACTGCAAGCCTAAGTACTGGCGGCTGGTTCCTGAGTGAGCACCAAGGGACTGGGACAATTGGTAAAACCACCACTCAATCTGTAGGGATTAATGGTGGTGTCACCAACAACAATCCCAGCAGCGTTATTGCTGCTGCTATGGGGATTTATAGCCAAGTTGCCAATACGCAAGGCACTATCACTAACGGATACCTATACAGAGGGACTTTCTCCGGCTCCGGGGCCTATGGTGCAAAGTGGGGTCTTTACCTTGTAGGGTCTACACAAAACCAAATTGATGGTTGGTTGGCTCTTACGGACACAACAGATTCAACTTCCATAACCACTGGTGCACTGCGTATTGCTGGTGGCCTGGGCGTGGCTAAAGTAGTCTATGCATCTGCGGTTTCTACTCCTGCTGTATACACGCAGTCTGTTAACGGCGGTCAGCTTGCAGGTATCCGGAATAAAGTAATTAACGGCGGCTTCCGCATCCAACAACGCCCTTACACATCTGGTGCGGCAACAACAGCAGGTCAGTACATTATCGACCGCTGGAGGGTTACCGGAACTGCTGGAGTCACAATCACAAATTCGGGCGGCGTGGTAACCCTGACAATTCCAGCAGGGCAAACACTACAACAGGTTATCGAAGGTGCAAACCTTCAAAGCGGCACCTACGTTTTGTCTTGGCAGGGTACGGCACAAGGACGCATTGGGGCGGGAGCATATGGTGCCTCTGGCACGGTTTCGGCTGCTATTGTTGGTGGCACAAATACGACCATTCAATTCAACACTGGCACCGTAACGGCTATTCAATTTGAGATTGGCGCGGCGGGGCAAAATACACAATACGAACACCTCATTATTGGACTTGAATTGTTATTGTGTCAGAGGTATTACCAAAATTACAGCGGCGTTTTTGCGTTGGTTGCTAACGGTAATGCTGCAAACGTAAATAGTAAGGTGCTAAATGTGACGATGCGGGCCATACCAACAATTCGTCAAAGTACCCCATCTGGAACTGGCGCGCAATGGGGGGCAGTAACATCTACCGTTATTGCGCAAAATGGAGTTCACTCTGTTGATGCAGGTACGCCAATACTTGAACTGGATGCAGAACTGTGATTTATAAATTGCTGACTACTGGCAAACATTGATGACGAAAACAGGGATTATGTTATTTATAAGGAATGGCTGTCTGCCGGAAATACACCCGAACCTGCAGAAGTGCAGGTAATTTACACCCGATATACTGGCAAGGCCAAATTTGATTTGTTCACGCCGGAAGAACAACGGGTAATTGCCGGTGCAGCCATGTCGGACGTGGATGTGAAACTGTTTTATGACCGTTTCACCATCGCGGACTACATCACATACGACGACCCCGAAATGGTGCTGGGCCTGGAATTCATGGCGCAGCGCGGATTTCTGACGCCGGAACGTCACGCTGCGGTCATTGCTGAAATGACACGCTGAATAGCTAGCAAACCACAACCCGCCTCGGCGGGTTTTTTTACGCCCGGGGAGGGGTGATGGATGACTTCGGAAACGAACTGCCGGCGCTGACTAGGCAGCAGATCAATGCACGTTTTGACACGGGGAGCGAGCGCATGGCCGCAATCGAAAGGGAATTGAGCAAGACACGCCAGGAGTTGGGCGAGTTGAAGCAGCAGCTGGCCGATCTGCTGGAGTTTTTCACCGCCATGAAAGGTGCATTCAAGGTGCTGAACTGGTTGGGCAAGCTGGCCCGGCCAATGGCCGCCATTGTGGGCTTGGGCCTGGCACTCGCCGCAGCCTGGAATGCAGTTCGGGAGGGCTACCCGAAATGAATTACAAGCAAAAACTGATCGCTGCCGTCGGGACGGCCACAGCTGCGGTGGTGGTGCCGTTCGTGGCCACGCATGAGGGAACCGTGTTGCGCACCTACCGAGATCCCATCGGCATCGTGACGGCGTGCACCGGCCACACCAGGCCCGAGCTGCGCATGGGGCAGACTTTCACGCGCGAGCAGTGCGAGGCCATGCTGTACCAGGACCTGGCCCGGCATGCCGACGCGCTGGGCTGCATCCGTGAGCAGCTGACCGATGGCCAGCGAGCCGCATTCCTGAGCTTCGTGTTCAACGTGGGGGAAGGGGCATTCTGTGGCTCCACCCTGGTGCGCAGAGCCAATGCGGGGGACATGGGCGGGGCGTGTGCGGAGCTAAGCCGCTGGACCTATGCCGGCGGCAAGCAACTGCCCGGCTTGGTGCGCCGACGCGCGGCCGAGCGGCAGTTGTGTGAAGGTGGGCTGGCATGA